ACGTTGCCTGCTGAAGTAATAGCTAACCTTTCAGCATTAGCTGTTTGGTCAAAAAATCTAAAACGACCATCAGATTCAATTAACTGCCAAAATCTGTGGTGCGAGTTTGTTGTAAGGTCTAATCGTGCTGCTGTAGTTGTACCAGTTACTTTTGCAATTGCATCTGCACCACCAGTAACATCTATCCCTGTTGAGGTTGTGGCGACCTTAACCGAATTATTGTGATAAAGAGATACAGCACCGTTTTCTACTGCTTCTATTAAATTTTCTTCGGTGGTAGCTCCTCTTAACCTTATAGTACCTGCACCTTGTATATATAAAATACCTGTGCCTGTTTCATTTATGAAGCTATTACTACCATCGTGGTAGATTTGTAGGTCAGAACCAGCACCAAAAACAGCTTTATCACTATCGCCAAAGTTAATATTTGCTGATGTTGTTAAACCATCTGTAGTTATAACGCCAGTAACATCTATACCTGTTGAGGTTGTGGCTAGTTTAGCTGCGTTGTCGTAATACATGGTGGCTGCTCCACCTTGATTACCTCTAAACAAATAACCACCATCGGCAGACTGAAGAAATAAATTTGTGCCTTTTATAATAAAAGAACCTGCACCAGTTTCAGAAATAATAGACTGATTTGTTGAACTGTCGTGGTAGATTTGTAAATCTTGACTAGCACCTAGTCTAATCTTTTCGTTGTCGCCTAGGTCTATTTGGTCGGCATATATCACACCATCTATGTATAAGTCTTTCCATTCCTGTGAAGAACTGCCGAGGTCATAAGTATTGTCATCGTCTGGAATAATGTTTGAATCTATATCAGCTCCGAAAGAAACTGTGTCGGTTGCTGCGTTACCAAAGGTTAAATTACCGTTGATAGTTGCATTACCGGTGACTGTTAAATTATTTGCTATAGTAACATCACCACCAGAAGCTATTGACATTCTTTCAACATCATTTGTGTAAAACTTTAAACCATGAGATGTTGCAACTCTAACTTCACCACCATCAGATGAATTAACTCCCACCAACATACTTCTATTATTACCATCAGTGCTAACAAATCTTGCCTTACTGTTTGTTGCGTGTGTTAAATGCAGTATTTGACTTGGTGTAGTAGTTCCAATACCAAGACCCACATCAGTTAGTCGCATACGTTCTGTTGTGTCTTGTTTGAATATATGGTCTCTACTTGCTGCTGCTGTGGTATATGTTAAATGACTACTGTTTGAAGAAATACTTGCAGAAGTACTAGTGTCACTATCAGTAAAAGTAATTTTTGGCACATCGTCTGTTATGGTTATATTGTTACTTGCAATAGTGCTTGAAGCTGTGATTGCACCAGAGACTGCTAAGCTTGATAAAGTACCAAGACTTGTGATATTTGTTTGGGCTGCAGTTAGAACAGAGCCTGTTAGATTACCTGTAACATTACCTGTTACATCGCCTGTTAAATCTCCTGTGACGTTTCCTGTGACATTACCTGTGACGTTTCCTGTCAAATCTCCTGTGACATCGCCAGTTACATTACCAGTCACATTACCAGTCACATTACCAGTTACATTACCAGTCACGTTTCCTGTTAGAGCTGCTTCAACTGTACCAGCTACAAAAGTTTCTGAACCTACTGTCCATTTGTCTGTGGTTTCATTCCATATTAAAGTCTTGTTAGTGCTTGTGCCTCGTTCTACTTCGATACCACCGTTCTGTGATGGTGTTCCTGTCTCATCTGAATTAAGGACAATGATGTTATCACCGATATTAACTTCGTTACTGTTGACTGTAGTTGTTGTGCCAGAGACAGTTAGGTTACCACCGACAACAACGTTGCTTGTCGTAGTTACTGTCGTAAAAGTACCGGCTGCTGCTGTGGTTGCACCAATAGTTACATTATCTAGTGTGCCACCATTAATATCTGCAGTGTCAGCTACTAAGCTATCTATGTTAGCTGTGCCATCTAGGTATAAATCTTTAAACTCTAAAGAGCTTGAGCCGAGGTCAATGTCGTTGTCTGTAACTGGTAAAATAGCTCCATCGGCTATGTAAAGTTGTTGAGTTGATGTCCCTGAGACATCTATCCAAAATTCTATATGGTCATTAGTGGTATCTATTAAGACTTTGTTAAGAGGTGTTACTACTCCGGCATCACCTATTAAACCTATGACTGGACCTTCAGCAGCTGTACCATCGTGTTTGTGTCCTGAAGTATTACTAAATACTGTTAATAACTGGTCATATTCATTATTGAATAATGCTGCGGTAATGGTATCGCCATCACTAAATGTACTTTGTCGGATATATCCTGCCATGTTTTATCTCCTGCCTGAAGGTATGTAATCTACATAAAATCCATTCACAATATAAGGTGCGTTTGAATCATTACTTGAGAATCTAAAATTGTTACTGTGTCCACTACCTACTAGTGATTCTCTAACTAGTGGTTGCTCTGCTGCTCCAAATATTGCTGAGCCAAATACCGCATTACTAAATGTTGATGGTGCTGGTACTGAGTCTAATAAAATACTATCTGGTTGTGGTATATCAAGATTACCAAAATCAAACTTAACTGTTAGTGTTGGCTGCACATTACCTTCTGGAGTAATGGACATTTTAATATAATGCAAAGTTTTTAGAGTACCAAAGTCACCATAATCATAATCTGGTGTTTCATATATAGCATTTATGTTAGTACCATCAAAACTATGACCAACATCATGTGTATAAACATAGCCATTAGTATCACCATGATAGTAAACTTCAACACCATTTTGGTCAAAGTTTGAATTAACGTCAGTTACTTCTAAACCTTTAGTCTCAGACCATTGAAAACCGTTTGGTCTTAGTGTGCCTATAATGCCTTCTTGAGCTGAATTAACTGATAAAGGATTAGAATAATACAAACGATATTGTGACTTTTCTCTGATAACTAAACTAGTAATAGTATATTCATCAACATTTCTAGCTAATTCACTAAGTATAGGTTGTATTTGTTTTGAGATAGTACCTAACTCAACGTCACCAATTCTTGCTGTACCAGCTACAGTTCTAATACCGTCTGGTGCTAAAAATATTAAATCACCGCCAATTTCTTGAATACTGTAACCACTTAAGCAACCTACGTTATCTGTAATCGGGTCTACTCTTTCTCCAGCATTTAAACCTAAACCTATGTTAATGTGTTTGTGAATACTGTTTTCACAAAATAAAATTAAATCTTCACGGAAACCTTTAATACCTACTATTTGGTCAGCTAAAGTATTACTACCCCCAGCTGCAAAGTTATCAAAATCATTTAAAGCAGAAAAGAATACTGTGTTTAAATTATCAGCAACTCCTGCTGCTACTAATCTACTATCATGTACGGTAATAAATTTAACTGCTTTATTATTTGTAACATTAATCTCAGCAGCAAAGAATGTTCTAGTGTTTAAATTACCTGTGCCTTCCATACGAAAGCTATAAATTTTATTAGCTCCATCAGCTATAAATAGTTCACCATAATCAAAAGTAGCACCTTCAGCTAAAGCAAAAGCACATTGACCTTGATTAGTTCTATTTAAAACACTACGACCTGTAAAGGCTGTATAGTTATCACCACTACCTGATACTGAGCTTCGGTTTATTTGTAACCAAGTAGCTCCGTCATTACTAAAATATATATCATCACTAACACAAGCTATTACTCCATCAGCATAAGGAAAGACTCCTAAGATAGTAGCAGGGCTTCCTGCAGGGTAAGCAGGTGTAACATCACCAACTTTATATTTTGTATAGCCATTAATTCTACGATAGCCACCTTCAATAGAGACTTCAAAGTTTTGTAATCTTGTTGCTACCCCGGGGGTTTTTAATAAATCAATAGAGTTTGATGAGGTTACAAGACCACCATCACATGCAACTGTATAAGGTTGAGAACGTGCCATGAATTAAAAATATGTTCTGTCGTCTGTCATTGCCCTAGGTGTTGGGTTAATTAAATTAGACTTCATACGTTTCATTGCTTTCTTATAATCATCTAAAGCAAAAGCAGCTTGTTGAGGTGACTCTTTAAACTGCCATACATAATATCTAACCCTAGAGGTAATAACATTTGTATATTGTTCTGGGAGGACTACTGTGTCGCCATGTGCTGATAAAGCTGTTGGTTTAACGTAAGCATAAAAATGCACATTATAAACTTTATCAGGTATAGGACTTAGTCCAAATTTTCTATTGTCTGGAGATTTAATAACGTGTCTAGGTTCTCCATAACCTTGTGTGTCTGCATCATCAGCATTTTCACTATCTCTATAATATCTTTTCCAATCTGCATTGTTTAAAAACTTTAAACCTTGTGAGACATACGGAGCTGATTCACCGCTTACTCCAATAGTTGTCAGATAAAAATCATCCCAATCTATTGAAGCATAGTCTGTAGTAATACTAGAACTACCGGATTTTAAAACATACCATCTAGTTCCAGCTGTGGTTGCTACTGTAACATTCCCATAAAATGGGTCTGAAGTTCCACTGAGTCCAGCAGCAAAAAAAGGTAGTTGAGGTTCTTCGTTAGCAATATCAAAGATTGCTTTATTGACTGTATCTTTAACAAAAGCTTGTAAACCTTTTGCACTACCAAAAGTTGAGGAAGTTAAAGGAACTTCATTAAGTTCTCTTAAGACTTCATTAGTAATATCTAAATATGTTGTTGCCATTATTTTTTATTTTTAGTTTTTAATTTTGCTGCTTTACTTAAGTCTTTAAAATGAAAAAGTCTAACACTTGTTTTACCATGTGTTTTACCTGAGTGTAATTGTCCATTAGGCATTTTATGAGTGTTACCTTTAAACTCAGTA